GACGTGTGCTCTTCCGATCTTGTGATAAAGTCATACTGTGGGTTTAGCCCTGTTGTTTCAAGGTCGATGACAACATATCTGTTTGGAGTGTTAGCAATTTTCCGCTTATGCTCCGCTCTTGAATGGACTTCTCTTGCAGGAACATCTTCGCCTTCCGAAAAATTTTCAGATGTATCTATACTTATGGTATTTCTTTTTGTGTCCGTCTGTTTTTGAACTTCCTGCCATGTTATCTCTTTATTGCGTTCTTTCTTATTATGATAGTACCTTGCAACGCAGATAATAGCAATAACGGCGGCTATTATCACAAATGGCACGTTGTCGCCTCCTTTTTATATTCACATTGTCTCGACTTCTTCAAGCGCATCAAAGCTGAAAAAGTCACCTCTGACTATATGCTCCATTTCGTGAGCTATAGTCTTTTTTTGTTCCTCATAGGATAGCCTAGAGTTTATGTATATATTATAAAATCCGTCAGAATCCATTGCTGTCACTCCCTTTACCGATATAGGCAAAGGAACGTATCTAATGCAATAATCCAATCTATTCACTATCCTTTTGCATACGCTTTAAAATCTCAACTGTAGCTTCTATATCCTCTTTGGTGACGTTCTTTGACACACTAAAGAGGATCTTCATTTCTGGTCGTGTTCTCAGCTCATCTATTATATCTCTTGTTTCGTCATCAAGATATATAGGCTCGTTATGTGCTTCGACTTTGATATTATCTTCACCGTTCAACAAATAATCAACAGAAACTCCGAAATATTCAGCTATCTTTGATAGTGTATCTGTAGATAACTTCTTTTTTCTGCCTGCTTTTAAATCGGTTAAAGAGCCTCTGCTTGCACCTGTTTCTTTGCACATTACTGTTACATTTATATTTCTCTTTTTGCACAAGCTTTCAATTCTATTGTACAATTCTGACATAGTTACACCTCATAATTTGTGTAATATAACAAAATTACGCAAAAGAGTAATTTTCACTTGACAATTACGCAAAAGTGTAATATAATACAGTCAAGGCAATACGCAAGAGCGTAATATTTGTATCTGGTAAATATATTATATTACATTTAAACGTAACTGTCAATATGTAAAACACATATTAGTGTGAATATTATGCAAAGGTGGTGTTAATTATTAGTGAACGTAAAAGACCGCTGACTGAGTACGGCGTGGAAGTCAAGGTGCGACTTGTTAAGCTCAACAAGACACAGAAGTGGCTCATTGAGGAAGTCAAGAAGCTTCTTCCTGAAACTTATCTCGACACATCAAACCTGTATAAGATAATGACGGGTGAGATAAAGTCAAACAAGATTGAAGCGGCTATCAATGAAGTCCTTGACATTAATTATACTCAGAACGCTGAAAATGTCAACAGCTAACAGTCCGATTGAACGGACAGAAAAAGAGAGGGTGAGAAAGTGGAACAGAAAATTACTGCTATTCCAAGAGGGTGTGACAGTGCTAAGGTTGAGCAGGTGATCGTAACAAGAGCCTTGAAAGGTGCAGGAACAGAAGATGACCCCTGTAGAGAGGTCATTCAGTATTGGACTCTTGACGGAGAGCTGATTGTAACAAGATCACAATATGAGGAGGGCAAACGTTGAATTTGAAAAAGATAGCGTACTATCTCGGTATTACGTTGTGTCTAGCAAGTCCGCTTGCATTCGGTATATGTATGCTAATAGGGTTTGACAACACAATTCCGTTGTCGCTTATGATAACTAGCAATGTTTGCAGGATATGTTCGCTGGAAGCAGAAATGACAGAAAACACAATGAGGAGTGACAAAGCAATGAAACTGTACAAGGTAACGACGATAGACCAGTATCATTATAAAAGGGTGTTCACAGTAGCAGCAAAGAGTCAGTACGAGGCTCTGACAAAGGCAAGTGTTATTTGTCCCCATGAGAATGTTTTGACAATCGAGGAGGTGAGATAAATGAGGTCACCTGACATTGAAATGGCAGTGCGGCTGTACTATGAAAAGCCCGAAATAACCAATTCGGATATCAAGGAGCTGTTCGGCACAGGTGAAACGCAGACTATCAAGATCAAGAAAGCTGTTAAGGAAGAAATGGTAAAGCGTGGTGTGAAGTCATGGTTGCCACACTCGGTCAATACCGAGATAGCCTACGAGGTGTGGGGTATTGATATCGACAACTTCGAGAAAAGGCTTAAAAAGCTCCGCACACTTTACGGAAAGGACGTGAGAAAATGATAGCCGTACTAGAGGTAATCAGATGTGCCGCAGCGGTAGCGCTCTTGGTGGTGCTTACAATGTATGTAGCGTACAGGTGGTATGTAAGCGTAAAAGAAAATGCCTACGAGGAAGCAGAAGAGAGCATAAAGCGTGCGGTGAGAGAAGCAGGCAGACCCGTGGTCAAGGTCGAAGTTGAAATGAAAGGAAAGTGGTAATGAACATTGTAGGAATACTGCTAATAACAGTAGCCGTGCTTGCAGGGATAGATGTAGTGATGTATCTTGTGCTGAGCGTGGCTGATAGGCACTGGGAGAAACGTTTTGAGAAAGAGGAGGATAAGAACAATGAAAGTTCTGATAGCCTGTGAAGAATCACAAGAGGTCTGCAAGGCATTCCGTGCAAAAGGGCACGAAGCATATAGCTGCGACATTCAGATGTGTTCAGGCGGTCACCCTGAATGGCATATATGCAATGATGTTTTGGATATTATCAATGGCAATACCGATTTCTTCACCTGTGACGGCAAGCAGCATACTGTTGAAACATGGGATATGATTATCGCACACCCACCGTGTACATACCTGACCAACGTGGCTACACGCCACTATAGTTTGAAATGCACACCTGCTGAAAAGGTGGTCGAGCGTATGAAACACCGTGAAGAATCAATAGTATTTTTTATGCAGATTGTGTCGGCGAACGCACCAAAAATTGCAGTGGAAAACCCTATAGGGCGTATGAATACTGTATTCAGAAAGGCAGATCAAATAATTCACCCATATATGTTTTCAAACGGACCGGAAGACTCAGAACAGTTTGTCACAAAGGCGACGTGTTTATGGCTAAAGGGGCTGCCTGTCCTACGACCAACATATACAGGGGACAAGCCTGATAATGGCAAGCTGTTTGGACGATATTCTAATGGTAAATCACGCACATGGGAAGAAACACGTCATTCTGGCAAAGATCGTGCTAAGGTAAGGAGCAAAACGTTTAAAGGTATTGCTTTTGCAATGGCTGAACAATGGGGAAAGACTGAGGAGGACGAAAACGATGATAGTGATGAGAGAGGTATTTAAGAGGGACAAGCCCCTTGATAACGGCAGCGGAGCGGTAAGCCTTTGCGTGTTCCATTCAAATGTCAAGCCGGACGAATGCGGTGCGCTGACAGTAACGCCAACAAAGGACTACTGCCGCAGATGTGCATTCTACAAGACCCATGAGGATTTCGACAGAGGGCTTGGCGATGCCGCAAGGTCGCTCCGTGAGAAAGGGATTGAACCTGTTAAGAAGATGGACTATGACGGCAAGCAGTATATGAGCGTAAGACCTATTGGAAAGGAGAATGACGATGATAACGAAAGATGATATCCTAAAGGCGGCAGAAATCTGCACAATGGGTGGCGATCATGGTGAACTCTGCCCAAACTGCCCATTAGATAATGAAAAAGCAGCTTGTGCGCTTATCTTTGCTGAGTACATAAAAGAAAACGAGCCTACACCTGCGGCAACAGGCACAAGCTCGGAGGTATCAAAAGATACCGATAACATACACCTTGATGATAGCACATTGCTTGATATTTGTCAAGAGGAGCTAGAGGCAATATCAGAAATAGCCCTTAATGATTACCCGAACGAGTATCTGACGGGATATATCGTAGCTTTAAAGAAAAATATCGAGAGGCTGAGAGGTGGGCATAGTGACTAACTACTCTTGCCTTGACTGCAAGCACCTGAAAAGTTGCCTAGAAAGTAGTAGGCGTTATCCTTGCAGAGATTTCAAGCTGGCAGAGCCAACAATATTGGAAAGGAGAGGTCGAAAACATGACAGTAAAAGAAAGGCTTGACGCTATGGCTGACATGGCATTAATGGAACAAAAAATGAAAGAAACGCAAGAGTATGGCACTGTTACCGAAGGCGTTTACCCTATGATGATAGGCGACGTGTGGACGTTTGACGGAGCAATATCGGGTGTTCAGATATTTCCACCTGACATTCATGCCGTAGCGAAAGAGGTCGGAGCTGAGGTGCTGGAAAACGGAATTGAATCGTATTTCATATACAAAAATATCGCATTTTTCAAGTATAAGGGGGCGGTTTAATGCGCTACACGGCTAATGACTGTGTCGGCTGTCCTGACGGGTGCAGATGCTGTGGCAGAGACCGCAACTACACTGTGGTCGAATGCGACAAGTGCAGAGGGCAGCTAGACCTTGCAAATGAAAATGTTTTCTGCTATGAGGGCAAGGACTATTGCAAGGAATGTTTTCGTGAAATCCTGATTGAAGAAATCAACCAGAACGACGATATTTCAGTCTGTGAACTTGCCGAGCTGGCAGGAGCTGAATATAAAGAGGAGGACTATGACGAATGAAAAAACAAATGTCTGCGGAAGATTACCGCAGTGACGGAGCGTTCAGCCGCTCACAGCTTTTCAAGCTGTCAAAGTCGCCTGCACACTTCAAGTACGCCCTTGAAAATCCCGAAGTAGAAACCCCTGCGCTTGCTTTCGGCACAGCCTTTCACGCTTATGTTCTTGAAAAGGACAAATTCGACAGCGAGTACATAGTCGCTCCGAAGCTTGACAGGCGTACCAAAGAGGGCAAGGCACTTGCGGCTCAGATAGAGGCGAGCAATAAGATACCCATAAGCGAGGACGCTTTTGCACAGATACAGGCAATGACCGAAAGTGTGATGTCAAACAAGTATGCTGCCGCTTTGCTTAACGGCGGTGAACATGAAAAATCATACTTCTGGACGGACAAGCTCACGGGGCTTAAACTCAAATGCCGCCCCGACTGCCGAACGGATCTAAGGTCAACGTCTGTCATAGTAGACCTAAAAACCACAGAAAATGCCGATACAGACAGCTTTATGCACAGTTGTATTAAATATGGTTATGACTTGCAGGCGGCGATGTACACGCAGGGTGTGTCAGAAATTGAGGGCAAGCCTCATAGATTTGTTTTTATCGCTGTTGAAAAATCACCGCCTTATGCCTGCAACGTCCTTGAAGCCGACAATTTTATCATACAGAAAGGCACAAAAGACCTTAACGACTATCTTTACACTCTCAAGGGGTGTCTTAAAACAGATAACTGGTACAGCTATAATGGCAGAAATGGTGACTTGAATATCATAAGTCTGCCTGGTTGGCTGGCTAGAGAATACGAATAGGAGGACAAAACAATGGATGAAATAACAAATGCAGTAACAGTAACACCGGAAGTACCGCAGAACAGCACTATGCCTCTTGACAACATCAATCAGGGCACTGTAGCAATCGAAGCAAGCAGAGCCATTGCAGAAGCACAGGGTAAGCTTGCTATCGCAAAGAGATTTCCACGCAACGAGATACAGGCTTTTGCTAATATGAAGAAAGCTTGTCAGCGTACAGGGCTTGCAAATAAGGCATTTTACAGCTATCCAAGAGGTGGCGAAACAGTTTCAGGACCAACTATCAGACTTGCGGAGGAACTTGCAAGGTGCTGGGGCAATATCGACTTTGGTATCAAAGAGCTTTCGCAGGACAACGGCAAGTCAGAAATGCAGGCGTATGCTTGGGACTTGGAGACGAACACAATGTCGGTGCAGAATTTCACGAACCCACACGCAAAGGAAGTCAGAGGCAAGATAAAGACCCTCACGAGTTTGCGTGATATCTATGAGAATAACGCCAATATGGCAGGCCGCAGGCTCAGAGCAAGGATACTTGCGGTACTTCCTGCGGACTTTGTGGAAGAGGCAGTCGCCGAATGCAGAAAAACTCTTGCAGGCAAGAATAATATCCCTCTTACGGACCGTGTAAGAAAAATGGTGGTCGAGTTTGAAAAGCTGGGTGTTACACAGGATATGATAGAAAAACGTCTTGGCAGAGGTCTTGACACTATGACAGCCGAAGATCTCACCGACTATATCGGCATTTTCAATTCACTCAAGGATAAGAACACAAAGGTTTCTGAGTGGTTTGAATACGAGAAGATATCTACAGATATCTCAGCCGAAATAGACCAGCTCCAGACAGAGAAAGAACAGGTGCTTTAATGCAAGCAAAATTACCTGACGGTTCTGTTATCATAAGCGGCTTTCTTGCAAAGGACGCAGAATACAAACAGGTGGGCGGCAATAACTCGTCGCTCACCAAGTTTGCAGTAAAAGTGGGCGAACGTCAGCCAAAGGTGCAAGGCGAGCGTGGTGAAGCCGTATGGGTGAACTGCCAGTGCTGGCACTCTGTAGCAAGAGCCACAAAGGCGCTGAAAAAATTTGACGTAGTGCTTTGCGTGGGCAAGGTGGAGAAAAAACCATACACCAGCAAAGACGGCGAAGAAAAAGTTGACGTACATCTTGTGTGCGAAGCCGTTTTTGTACAGCCTACTGCTGAAGCAGCACCCCCGCAAGAACTAGGCGGTGACCTTTCCGACTTTGAGGAGGTGTTGAATGATGAGGGAACGCCATTCTGATGATATCATTGACGTTGATGCGAACGAGGAAAAGCATTTTGATATCGACATGAGTGATGCAGAAGCGGTGAAAAACGCCGTTGCTGTAAAGTATACAAAAGACGATTTTCTCTACACAGAGAAGCCATACGAAGCGATATACGATTACAAAAACGACCCTTTCATGCACAATCTGAAAATTGAGCAAATGGCTCAACAGGCGGCAGAGGTTGGTGTAAAGACGTTCAAAGGACTGTATAAAAACTACGTCAAAATGCGAGAAATGCAGCGTGGAGCGAACGTTATCATCAATAACCCCACTGCGTTCTCAGGCCCGTATATGCAGCTTGACGCAGGCAAATACAATGTTGATGACGGCGGTGTGTATCTTATTGATGAAAGCGGCAACTATCACGTTATCTGTCACCACCCGATCATTCCCTTTGAGTGCTTGCAGAACATTGACACAGGCGAGGAGAAGCTCAACATAGCTTACCGCACTCGTGGAGAGTGGCAGGAAAAAGTCGTTTCAAAGGAGATACTTTACAACAGCCGAAACATTTCACAGTTAGTTAAATGCGGTGTTGACGTATCTTCTGAAACTGCCAAAGAGCTTGTCTCATACTTTCAGGAGATAGAGAGCCTTAACCGCAATTCTCTGCCACTGAAAAGATCAGTGGGCAGGCTTGGTTACATAAATGGTGCAGGCTTTTCACCATACGTCGAGGGGTTGACCTTTGACGGAGAGCAGAATTATTCCACCATTTTTAGTGCTATAAAAAGTCATGGCAGTTATGAGAAATGGAAAAAAGTCGCTATAGATTGCCGCAGGAAAAGTGTGATCGCAAAGATATTTCTTGCGGCGAGTTTTGCAAGCGCACTTATCCAGCCACTTGGCGGTCTGCCGTTCTTCGTTCACTTGTGGGGCGTTGATTCAGGCACAGGCAAGACAGTTGCTTTAATGCTTGCGGCTTCTGTTTGGGGAACCCCTGAAATGGGTGAATACATTCAGACGTTCAACAGCACAGTTGTCGGTCACGAGCGAACAGCAGCGTTTCTCAACAGCCTGCCGTTTCTCATTGACGAACTCCAGCTGAGCAAAGATAGTCATGGCAGAAGCCGATTTGACGTTTATCAGCTTGCTCAGGGTGTTGGACGTTCTAGGGGCACGAAAACAGGCGGCATAGAACGCACACCGACATGGCGAAATACTATCCTTACCACAGGCGAAAGTCCCATAGTGGGTGGCTCAGCAGGTGCAGGAGCGGTAAACAGAGTTATCGACATTGAATGTACGGCAAACAATATCGTGATAGCAGACGGCATGACAGTATCAGCAGTTATAAAACAGAACTATGGTTTTGCAGGACGTGAATTTGTTGTAAAACTGTCCTCCCAAAAAGCCTTGACAATGGCACAAGAGGTCTATAACGATTATTTCACCAAGCTCTGCAAGTCGGATACAACAGAAAAACAGGCGATGGCAGCGGCAATGATACTGACTGCTGATATGATTGCAGAAGCGTCCGTGTTCAAAACGAACGAGCCACTAACAATTGACGATATCTCACCGTATTTGCAGACCAAAAAATCGGTATCAGCAGGTGAACGAGGCTATCAGTATATGTGCGATTGGGTGGCGTCCAACAGTAAACGCTTTGCGACAGGCGAAGACAATAACGGTGAAGTGTTTGGACTTATCCAGGGCGATTTTGCGTATATCATTCGCTCAAAATTCGATGAAGCGGCTTCAAAGCAGGGCTTTGACACAAGGGCATTACTTAGCTGGTTAAAATCTAACGGCAAGATACTTGTGAGAGGGCGCAACAACACTCGTGGCAAGCGTATCGGTGGCGTGAACGTTGAGTGCGTTGTGCTGAGATTGCCAGATGAAACACCGGATTATTACACCGAAGAAGAAATGCGTGGGACGGATATATCGGATTTCGGCATTTTGTGAGACATAAGTCCCACGAGGAAAATAACGTAAATGCGTGGTTTTCTGCATAGTGTGGGACTGTGGGACATTTTCCCCCTATATATACCTGTTTTAAATAGGTGATATAGAATCGTGGCTTTGTTCACACATTGTTAAAATATATGTGTGTTTTCCTATATAGGAAAATGTGCGAATTTGTCCCACAGTCCCACAACACCCTGAAAAGTGCGTAAATACGCATAGTTTTCGTGTGGGACGTTTGTCCCACGCTGTCCCCCACGTCCCACATAAGGAGGAATGATATATGAACATGAAAGATGAAATAAAGCAGGCAGAGGAGAATGGTTTTCAGTACATACCGCCTTACAAGCTTGCGGAAATGATGAAAGTATCAGGCAAGATAGTGAAGATACTTACTGAAAACACTACAGCGGTCACGCTTTGCTATGATGATATGAAAGTTGTCATGAGGATAGTTGACAATGTGCTTTCGCAGGGCATACAGAAAGGCGGAGATGTATGAGAGCTAAAATAAAGCTCCGTGACTATCAGCAGGAGTGTATAGATAAAATAACGCAGGCAGGGCAAGGAAAACATCTTGTGCAAATGGCGACAGGTCTTGGCAAGACAGTGACTTTTGCAAATATCCCACGTCATGGACGTATGCTTATTCTGTCACACAGAGAGGAACTTGTAAATCAGCCTCTGAAATACTTCGACTGCGCAAAAGGCATAGAGATGTCAAAGTATCATACTGACGGCAGCGAAGAGGTGGTTTCTGCAAGTATCCAGACCATGACACATAGGCTTGACAGGTTTTCACCTGATGATTTTGATATCATCATAGTGGACGAGGCTCACCATGCAGCGGCAAACAGCTATAAAACTGTCATAGATCACTTCACACCACGTCTTCTGCTGGGCTTCACAGCAACGCCTAACAGGGCTGACAAATGCAGACTGAATGATGTGTTTGATGATATCATATTTCAACGTGACCTGCGTTGGGGCATTGAACATGGTTATCTGTGTGATATCCTCTGCAAACGTGCTGACATAGGCTATGACCTTTCAGCGGTACATACACGGCTTGGCGACTACGCTCCGGGCGAGCTAGCAGAAGCAATGGACGGCACTGCGGATGCTATAGCACAAGCGTATAAAGAACACGCCAAAGGTGCAACGCTTATCTTTGCGGTATCTGTAGAACAGTGCTACGAGATAGCAAAACGCATCGAGGGGGCTGAGGTAGTCACAGGTCAGACTAAGGACAGAGCTGATATTATACGCCGTTTCACTCAGCGTGAGATACCTTGTCTTGTTAATTGCATGGTGTTCACTGAGGGTACTGACATTCCCCTTGTGGAAACTGTTATCATAGCAAGACCTACACAGTCAGACGCATTGTATACGCAAATGGTAGGCAGAGGATTGAGGCTGCACCCTGACAAGGACAAGCTCACGCTTATCGACTGCGTAGGAGTAACAGGCAAGGCAAGCCTGAGAACAGCTCCAAGTTTGCTCGGTATTGACATTTCTGAGCTGTCAAAGAAGAGTCAGGACAAAATGGAGGGAATGCTATTTGAGCTTCCTGAAAAGGCTACTATGATGTCGGATTGTCCTGAAAGCTGGATAAAGAATGTTCGTATCGTTGACCTGTGGGCGCAGGAGCAGAAGTATAATACCCATGACGTGAACTGGTTTAAGCTGCCAAGCGGAGATATGAAATGCAGTTTAGGTAAAGGGAAAACACTGAGGATATCTGCACCCGATGCTTTGGGCATGGCAGTATGGCAGGGACAGAAAATGCCTATGCAACAAGCCCTTGATGAAGCGTACACGCTTCTCTGTGAACGTGAAGCGGATAGCAAGTACTTATGGGATCTGAATATCTGCCGAAAGTGGGGCAAAGCACCTGCTACTGATAATCAGAAAAACCTTATCCGCAGACGTGGCAGGAAGTATCTCAACAATTCGGATATCGACATAGAAAGTCTGACAAAGTTTGAAGCTAGTCAGATACTCAACAGGATAATGAAAGGGTGATGATATGGCAAGAAATGAAGACAGAGAGCAAATGACCCTTATCAAGTGGACACAGCAGGCAAGCATACGCAAGGCTTATCCTGAACTGAAACTGCTCTTTCACATACCGAATGAACGTCATTGCGACCCAAGAGAGGGTAAAAGGCTAAAGCTTATGGGCGTGAAGTCAGGAGTACCTGATCTGTTCCTGCCTGTGGCAAGGGGAAGAAACAAAGGGCTGTTCATAGAGCTCAAAGCAGAGAATGGCAAGCCCTCAGATAATCAGATGTGGTGGTTTGCGGAGCTTGGCAGGCAGAACTATTTGGCGGCGATATGCTACGGCTGGAAGCAGGCGGCTGATATGCTAATGCACTATCTTGGCGGTGATGATAATGCTGGTCAAAACTGAGGTTATAAAGAAAGCAGACGAGCTGAACAGAATGGCGGCAAAGCTTCTGCCACTGCCAGAGGGACTGACGCAGGTGGAGCAACTTTTATACAAGTCGCTTTGCATTGTGTACCGAGAGTTCAGAGCGGGGCAGATAAACAAGAAACAGGCGCTTGACGAAAAGCAGGAACTATACAGGGCATACATCAATGGGGCTTATGCACTTGATCTATGGCAGACATATGTGGAATATGCTAAGGTGTTTCAGAAGCATCAGTACGAGATACACCATGACGGCTGCGAGGTTTGTAAGCGTCTTAATGATATCCTATGCGGTATGGGGAGGGGCAAAGCCAATGAAACACACTGACCACACCCTATGCTGGCACTGCCGCCACGCAGTACCGACAAAGGACAAGATAACAGGAGAATACCTCACAGGCTGTGCATGGTCCATAGACCGCAGACCGGTTGAGGGTTGGAGGACGTGCCAGCACAGAATGTATGAATCGCAAAAGGGCGGTATGTTGCATTCATACACTGTGACGGAATGCCCGAGATTTGAGGAGGGATAAAATGTTAAAAGCAAAGCCGATTGAATTAAAAGATGCGAATGAGTTTGTAAAAACGTTTCATAGACATCATCCGCCAGTTTATCGTGACAAATTCAGAGTGTCTGCAACCGATGGTAAAAAGGTAGTTGGCGTTGTTCAAATTGCGAGACCCATTTCAAGGGTTTTAGATGACGGAAAGACAGTTGAAGTGGTTAGGCTTTGTACTGACGGGACAAAAAATGTTTGCAGCTTTTTATATTCAAAGGCTGCAAGAATCGCTAAAGAAATGGGGTATGAAAGAATTATTACATATATTTTAGAAAGCGAAGTTGGATGTTCCTTGAAGGCTTCGGGGTGGGAATTCTGCTATATATCCAAAGGTCACAAATGGTCTTGCCCTTCAAGGCCAAGACAAACGACATCTCCGGATTGCGACAAGCAACTTTGGCAAAAAATTTTGAAGGGGGATTAACATGACAAAAATAAAGCCTGAATACATTTTTCCACTATTGCTGATACGGCTGTTGACGTGAATGGTATCGGTATTAAAATGGACGGTATTGCCAGATGAAAAATGAATATTACAATTTGAGGAGGGATAAAAGTGAAAAGCTATGAGGAGCGTACCAAAGACAATGAACAGAAGATAGCGGCTTTCCAAACTAAGCAGAAAATGCCGTATGAGTTCAAGGTCAAATACGCTGAGGTCAGAGTAAGGGAGTTCATTCGTGAATGTGACAAAAGAAATCTGAATACGCACATATCGGTAGGCGGACTTGACAGCATAACGCTTTTGAAATTTATACATGATTACTGTGGTTTCAGTTATGTTCCAGGTGTATCGGTATCTAGTCTTGAAGACAAATCTATTCAGCAGATACACGAGCAACTTGGAGTGATAAAGTTAAGCCCATACAAGTCAAAAATAGATATCATACGGGAATATGGTTTTCCTGTACTATCAAAAGAAACAGCCGCAAAAATAGAACTGCTTGCACACCCTACGGACAAGAACAAGACAGTTCGTCACGCTATCATAACGGGTGAAACGGGAGAGTATGGCGGTTTTCGCAAACATACAAGAATGCAGCTTTCTCAGCGCTGGCTTGAACTGTTTGGCGGTTACGAAAATGAAAACGAGGGCGTTGACTACAAGATACCGCCGTTTAAGGTATCATCACAATGCTGTTTCTGGATGAAAGAAAAGCCGTGTGATGATTGGGCAAAGCAACACAAGAGCGTGCCGTTCTTAGGACTTATGGCAAGCGAGGGTGGCAGACGTGAAAAATCGCTAATGCTTAACGGCTGCAATTACTTTGGTAAAAGCACGATACGTTCAGCACCATTTGCTATATTTACAAGGCAGGACTTGCTACAACTTGCACTTGACCTGAATGTGCCTGTGCCTACAATCTATGGCGAGATAAAACGTGACTTTGACGGAAAGCTTTGCACAACAAAAGCTCAGCGTACAGGTTGTTCGATGTGTGGCTTTGGAATACACATCGAACAGCGCCCTCACCGCTTTGACAGGCTTCGTGAGAGGAATGAAAAAGAGTGGGACTTCTGGATGAACAAGTGTTGTGAAGATGCTGACGGCACAAAGTACGGCTGGGGAAGAGTTCTCGACTATATCGGCGTTGAATGGCGTGACAGAGTATTTGATATGAAAAATAACCAGCTTAGCTTGTTGGATATTGAGGAGGGATAGTCTATGGAAAGAAACGACCCAATGACCATGTCACGCCTGAAAGCCTACCGCAGGAACGCCTCAGCCATTGAGGACATCAAGACAGAGCTTTCAGGCAAGTACGTTGCAGACAGTATCAGCGTATGCACTCCACCGTCCTACACGCCACACAGCACACGCATAGACGGCTTTCTGCCAAACGGTGATACACTTTCACTGCTGTGCGAACAGGCACGGTTAGAGCGTGAGCAGAGGGCTGTGGAGGAGTTCATCAAGGGGATAGAGGATAGACAAATGAGGAAGATATTTGTACTCAGGTTTGTAAAAGGCTTTACTTGGATACAGATAGGACACAAGGTCGGAGGTACAGCGGACGGCTGTAGAATGGCAGTCAAAAGATTTTTGCAAAATGCTTAAACTTGTTCGCTCTGTTCGTTTTACCTATGTTATAATTTAAACTGAGGAAAGTGTAGATGTACCTCAGACTTGTACTTTCATGAAGTCACCTCCAATTTTCTAAGCCCCGTAAGGGGCTATGCAGAACGTGAGTGCATGAGCTTGTGGTCTGCCCATACGGTCAGTTGGTTTTCCGACAAAGCCAGCAGCATAATACTTGAACCACCGCCAAGCCGTGAACTATATTCTAGAGCTTCGGGCGGTGTATGCAGGTCGAGAGCGCACGAACTTAAAGCCTGCACCAGTGAAACTACTCCGCATAGTCATGAATATGTGTTGCTGTAAGTGTAATCGGAGTTAATGGCTTACAGGACAGCCTGACGTTAACGGGACCTAGCCGCAAGGGCTGAGCAGGCAGCGGCAAAAATGCAGGTCGAGAGCGTGCCAGCTCAACATCTGCTCCACCATTTACAAAACTCCTTATAATATTTTCACAAGGGCGGCTGCATTTTGCGGTCGCTTTTGCGTTGCACGGAGGTATACAATGCCAGTACCAAGACCAGATCGAAACGGCTCACATCAAACACAGTTCCGTATCAACAAGAAAAAGATATATGCTACCCAAACAGTCTGCGGTATCTGTGGAAAACCTGTTGATTTTTCCTTGAAGTATCCACACCCACTGTCAGCTTGCATAGATCATATCATACCCATAGCAAAAGGCGGTCACCCCTCAGCCCTTGAAAACCTACAGCTTGCTCATTGGTGTTGCAATCGTCAGAAATCTGATAAATTGGTAGAAAAACAGGTGTTTGACCAAAAGGTAGAAGCCGTATCCAACCGTGTTTTACCGCAAACTTTTGATTGGAAGTCGATTTAAGCACGAATTTCCACGAAATTTCCAATTTTTTTGAGCATATGGGGGCATACCACCCCCTTTGAGGGCGTTTTTCACGTTCACGCCTTCATTGTGTAAATATCTCGCAGAATTTTAAACAGGAGCAAAAATATGACAAACGAAATATACGGAATTGACTATCTGCGACGCAGACTTGCCGATAAACAACAACGAGTGCTATTGAGATATAAGTACTACGAAATGAAAAATAACGCACAGGATTTTTCGAGCCTTGCTCCCGAAAAATTCAAGGGGCTAAAGGAAACTGTCGGTTGGTGTGCGAAAGCAGTCGATAGCCTTGCTGACCGCTTGCAGTTCGATGAATTTCAAAATGATGAATTTAATCTGAGCGAAATATTCTTGTCAAACAATCAGGATATACTCATTGATTCTGCGGTGCTTTCGGCTCTTATCTCAGCGTGTTCTTTCGTCTATATCCGAGAAGATAACCGCTATCCACGCCTGCAGGTCATTGACGGCTCAAATGCCACCGGTATCATTGATCCTGTGACAAATCTGCTAACCGAGGGCTATGCAGTGCTTGAGCGTGACAGCATGGGCGTTGTAAAGACAGAGGCTTATTTCATGGCAGGCATGACGGAAATATACTCCCATGGTGTGCTTGTTCAGCGTATACCAAACGCTGCACCATATGCACTGCTCGTGCCGATAATATATCGTCCTGACGCAAAGCGTCCGTTCGGTCACAGCCGTATTTCAAGAGCCTGCATTGCCTATACACAGACAGCTCTCAGAACTATAAAACGCTCTGAGGTGTCGGCTGAATTTTACAGCTTCCCTCAAAAATATGTGCTTGGATTATCTGAGGACGCAGAGTTCAATAACCGCCTTGCTACGATATCCTCTTTTCTGAATTTCACGAAAGACGGCGACGGCGATCACCCCATTGTAGGACAGTTTCAACAGCAATCAATGACGCCATATACTGAACAGCTGAGAACACTTGCAAGCCTGTTCGCAGGAGAAACAGGCCTGACCCTTGATGACTTGGGCTTTGCCACCGAAAACCCCTCCAGCGCAGAGGCTATCAAGGCAGGCCATGAAAACCTACGATTAACGGCACGCAAGGCGCAGAGGACGTTCGGAACAGGTCTGCTCAATGTGGGCTATCTTGCCGTTTGTATCCGTGACAGATACGCATATCAAAGAGATGCGTTCAGAGATACAAAAGTCGCATGGTTGCCTATCTTCGAGCCTGACGCTGCGGCACTCTCGGGTGTGGGCGACGCTATCTTGAAGATAAACCAGGCTGTTCCTGACTACTTAGGTGCAAGAAACATAAAGGCTCTCACAGGTATGGAGAGTGACGGCAAATGAGCGCACTTTCAGACAAAATAAAAAGCGACCTTGTCAAGCTTTCAAAAAGCGACAAACATTTGCAGAGCATTATAAAAAGGCTTGAAAGCGGTAAAGCAAACCTCACTGATGTTGATGACTTCGCACAGGCAACAGGAGCTGTGCTGAAAAAAGTCTTTGAGAAAAGCATAACCGAAAGCCCAAAGGCTTTTACAGATGAACAGCTTATTGCTGAGATACTCGGTGATATATTCGGTGATAATTACGAGCTTATAAACTCTGTGGCTGAGAATATCCAAAAACAGCTTGATAAGGCGGCAGGCATAGGCATAAAGCCACAAAGAGCAGATTTCCCCTCTGAGAGGATAGAAAATCTTGCAAAAGTAACTGCTCAAAAGGACCTTACCGACAAGACGTCGCTCAGCGAGTTCACTGCGTCAGTTGAGAACATAAACGGCTCGATTTTTACCGATTATGTCAAAACAAATGCTGACTTTCGCAGTAAGGCAGGACTTAAAGTCTACGTTATCCGCTCAGACCACAGCAAATGCTGTGCATGGTGTTCAAAGCTTGCAGGAAAGTACGTCTATCCCGATGTTCCAAAAGACATATGGCGACGGCATAAGCGCTGCACCTGTGAGATAACCTACGTCAATGAAAAGGCAGGCACATATGATCAAATAAGCTATTCAGACGTTCAAAACGGCAAAGAGATCGAAACACGCAAGCAGGTCACAAGGCTCACACCTGAGCAGGCGAGAGCTAAGGAAAAAGAAGTGCTGAAAAGGCTTGACAAACGGGGTGGAAGTGGTATAATAAAGATGAAAGATATACCAATAGGAAAATCTATTGGCGCAAAGGCTAAGAATTATGATATTTTAGATCCTCAAACAGGAGAATATTTCAATTTTGTTGAGGGTACGAAAATACAAAATCCAAAGGTTTTTGCAGGAAAAGGAGGTACTAAACCCTTAAATCCAGAAGTGGCAGACGGACTTTCTAAACAAATTGGTGGTAAGCCTGAAAACTGGCAGCATTTAAAAGGCATAGGGGTTATTGACTATTACGGCGAAGAAGTAAAAGCCGAAGTCCATTGGTTCCAAGAAGAAAGTGTTGGAAAACACAAGTTTAAAGTAAAGAGGTGGTTGGATAATGACGATTAAGTATATTGGCAAAACAATTTCATTTGCGCTCACACATAATAAAACATATGAAGTGATATCTATTGAAAAGAAATGGTACAGGATACTTGATGACACTGGCGAAGATTATCTGTACCCCCCTGAAAACTTTGAGATCATTGAAAAATAGCGTACTGGTTATCAGTATCTTTTACCGCTTGACTAAGGTCGGGCGGTATTTTTATACCCAAATATCGGAACTAAGCACCTTAACGGGTGCTTTTTTTGGTACCCGAAAAAAAGGAGGTAATCCACTATTGAGGATAAGAGAGTCGGCAGGCAGACCCCCACCACAGCCCTTGTCCTGCCTTATGAGCAGACTAAGGGCAACGAGGCTGTAGAGTTATATAACAGCACAGGCAGAACTGCTCAGGAATGGCAGGAAATACAGCTATATGACATAATGGCGACCAATGACGAGGGATTGTGGACGCATATGAAATACGGCTACAGCGTGCCAAGACGTAACGGAAAATCTGAAATACTTATAATGCGTGCTCTCTGGGGACTTATCCACGGAGAGCGTGTTCTTTATACGGCACACAGAACGACCACCTCTCACAACGCATGGGAAAAGGTCATTGAACGTCTTGCAAAGGCAGGATATACCGAAAAAGAGGATTTCAAGAGCACAAAACAGTTTGGCCTTGAACGTATCGAGTGGCTCAAAGATAATGACGGAGGTCTTATCAACTTCCGTACACGTTCATCAAAAGGCGGACTTGGTGAGGGCTATGACCTGCTCGTTATAGACGAGGCTCAGGAGTACACGGCTGACCAAGAAAGTGCATTGAAATACGTTGTTACCGATTCTGCAAACCCTCAGACACTGATGTGCGGCACTCCTCCTACTGCGGTATCATCTGGAACTGTGTTCTATCAGTATCGCCGTGACACTCTGAGTGGAACTAATGTTGATAGCGGCTGGGCGGAGTGGAGCATACCTGAAATGGCTGACGCACATGACCCTGAACTTTGGTATGAAACAAATCCCTCTCTCGGCACGATACTGACCGAGCGTAAGATACGTTCAGAGCTTGGCAAAGACCAGACAGACGATAATATCCAGCGTTTAGGACTGTGGTTAAGATACAATCAGAAGTCTGCCATAAACCGGGAGGAATGGCATAACTATCAGCTCGATACAGCACCAAAGCTTTCAGGCACGCCAGAACTGTTCTTCGGCGTTAAGTATGCAAGATATACGGCAAACGTTTCTCTTGCAGTTGCTGTTAAAACTTCTGACGGCAAAATATTCGTTGAAGCTATCGACTGCCGACCTGTGCGAGAGGGGAACGGCTGGATAATCTCATATCTCAGAAATCCTCACGCAAGACAAGTGACCATAGACGGTGCAAACGGACAGGCTGTGCTTGAAAGCGATATGAAAGACGCAGGAGTTAAGTGTAAGGCTGTGCTTCCAAAGGTGTCAGAGGTGGTGCAGGCGTCAGCTCAGTTTGAGCAAAGTCTGTTTGCTGATAAGATATGCCACGCAGAACAACCTGCACTTGAGCAGGCTGTTTCAAACTGTGAACACAGAGCCATAGGCTCAGGCGGAGGTTTCGGTTACAGCTCTATTATGGAGGGTGCTGACATTTCGCTGTTAGAGTCGGTGGTGCTTGCACATTGGAGCTGTGCGAACGCTAAAGAAAAGAAAAAGCAAAAGATAAGCTACTGATATTTGAAAGGAATGATATTATGGCAGAAGAATTTGAGCCTGTCACGACGCAGGAACAGCTTGACAAGATAGTAAATGCCAAGCTGGAGGAAAACACAAATGCTGTCACAAAGCAGTTCGAGGGATATGTTTCCCCTGCTGATATGGCAGAAAAGGTCAAGGGCTATGAAACCACTATAGCAGACCTTACGGCAAAGGGCAAGGCGGCTGAACAGAGCCTTTTCAGGGTGAGAGCCGCACAGGAGTACGGACTTCCTGCGGAGCTTTCTGACAGGCTCAGCGGTGAGGACGAAAAGTCTATAAGAGCCGATGCAGAAAAGATGTCAAAATACTTTAAGACATCACACAATGCCCCTGATTTCAGAGCAGAGGGCGATCCAAGCAAAAACAGTGCGGAAAACGCACTTAGAAAAACACTTGAAAAGCTGAAAGGAGAATAATCATGGCAGAAACAATTAAGAGAGGCACACTTCTTGAGCCTGAAACAGTAACAAGCATTTTTTCAACAGTAAAGGGTCATTCCTCCCTTGCAAAGCTTAGCGGCAGAGATCCTGTATCTTTTAACGGCAACGACTATTTCGTTTTCTCTATGGACGATGAGGCGGACGTTATCGGTGAAAGCGAGGCTAAATCCGCAGGCAGTGCTAAGCTCGGCAAGGTAACAATGCGTCCGCTCAAGATCGAATACGGCGCACGCTTCAGTGACGAGTTCATCTATGGAACAGACGAGAAAAAGCTTGAGGTCATGAAAGCATTTGCAGAGGGTGCAGCGATCAAGTTTGCTCGTGCTATCGACATTCTTGGTTTTCACGGAATCAATCCAAGAAAGAAAACTGTTGTCGCTGCTTTGGATAATAACTATATCGACAAGGCGGTAGCTGACAATAGTGCAAAGGTCGATTTTGACAGCACAGACCCTGAGGGCAATCTTGAAGACGCTATTGCTCTGCTTGGCGACTACGAGGCAACAGGCTTTGCACTTTCAAAGGACTTTGCCTCTGCACTTGCAAAGCTCAAGGTCAACGGCGTAAAGCAGTATCCTGAGTTTGGTCTTGGTGCAAATCCAGGCAATCTCAATGGCACAGCTTGTGACGTCAACTCCACTGTAAACTTCAATAAGGGTACAGACAGAGCTATCGTGGGCGACTTTGCGAGAGCCTTTAAGTGGGGCTATGCTAAGGAACTTCCTTTGGAGGTCATTCCTTATGGCGACCCTGATAACTCAGGCAGAGATCTGAAAGGACACAATGAGGTGTATCTCAGAACAGAGGCTTATATCGGCTTTGCTATCCTTGACCCTAAGGCGTTTGCAGCCGTTCAGGCCGTTCAGGCAACAGAATGAGCAGCGTTTATGCCACTATCGACGACATAGCAGTATACGGACGAAAGCTTACATCACAGGAGCAGCAGGCGGCGGATAGTCTTATCGAGACCGCCTGCGCAAAGCTCCGTGTTATAGGCAAGCGTTACGGCGTTGATGTCAATGCCCTTGTGACAAGTGATGAAGACTATGCGTTGACAGTAAAGGCGATAATCTCAAAGGCTGTTGTGAGAAGTCTTGACTGTTCGGCTGATAATGCACCACCTGCTGTGCAGGCGTCGCAGGCAGCTATGGGCTATTCGGTGTCAATGACTTATCTCAATTCAGGACAATCTTTATATTTTCTCAAAAACGAATTGAAAGAGCTTGGTATCATTCGTCAGAGGTGGGGAGCTATGGAGGTATATGACTATGAGAACAATGATAAAGGGAATTTCGGTGAAGCTTAAAGTGCAGACGCAGACAGGTGTTGACGGCTTTGGCAGACCAACTTATGAGGATAGTTGGGAGCTTGTTGACAACGTTCTTGTAGGCGAGCCGTCGTCTGATGATGTTATAAGCGAGCTTAACTTATCGGGCAAACGCATAGCTTATGTGCTTGCTATACCGAAAGGCGACACTCACACCTGGGAGAACACAGAAGTTGAGTTCTGGGGAATGACGTTCAAAACTGTTGGTATCCATACGCAGGGCATTGAAGAAAATCTGCCGCTCAGCTGGAACAAGAAAGTCAAGGTGGAACGCTATGGATAAGGTAAAGATAGTTCTTGACCGAAAGGGCGTAATGCAAATGCTAAAGTCTAAAGAGGCGGAGAACATCTGCCGTGAGTTTGCAGACAAGGCGGCACAGCGGCTGGGTGACGGCTACGAGGTGTCCACCTATTCAGGTAAAAAGCGTGTGAACGCAAGCATAAAGGCTGTGACCTATAAGGCAAGAAAGGAAACAAAGCAGAACAATGCTATCTTAAAGGCGGTGCTGAGCAAATGATAGAGGAGATAATTCTGAACTATCTCAGCGAAGCCTTAGACGTTCCTGTTCTTACGGAAGAAGCCCTAGCAACTACGGAAACCTTTGTGTTGCTTGAAAAGATAGGCTCGTCTGAAAGCAATGGGATATCATCAGCAACATTTGCAGTGCAGTCATACAGCAAGAGCCTTTATGAGGCGGCAAAGCTCAACCATGCTGTTAAAAGGGCCATGCGTGACGCTGTGGTGCTTGATGACGTCATATCCTGCAAGCTGAACAGCGACTACAACTACACCGATGAGGAAACAAAGCGATACCGCTATCAGGCAGTATTCGACATACGATATTACGAAAAGGAGAGATAACAATGTCAAACACCAACAATGCAAACAACGTTACCGCAGGCAAGCCTAAGATAGGCGGTGCGGTATATCGTGCACCTAAAGGCACAACGCTGCCGACAGACGCAACATCGGCTCTTGCAGCGGAGTTCAAGTGCCTTGGCTATTGCTCAGAGGACGGACTTTCAAACGGCAATGACCGCTCAAACAGCAACGTAGCAGCCTGGGGCGGAGATGTAGTGCTCAATATGACCAACGCAGGCAGTGACACATTCACGCTGACGCTCATCGAAACGCTCAACGAGGAAGTGCTCAAAACTGTCTACGGCTCTGATAACGTCACAACTGCACTTGAGGGCAAGGACATAACAGTTGCCGTGAACGGCGGCTCTGACGAGGAGAGCGTGTATGTTTTCGAGCTTATCCTCAAGGACGGAGCTTTAAAGCGTATCGTAGTCCCTTGTGCCTCTGTAACGGCTCTGGGCGAGATCAAGTATATAGACACTGACGCAGTGGGCTATAACATCACGCTGACAGCCGTCAACGACAGCAAGGGCAACTCACACTATGAGTACATTCACCTGAAATCTGAGTAACAGGAGGAAGATCATATGCTTAAAGGTATCACAAAAAGCGGTTTTGAATATGAAGTCGAAGATAAGGCTCTTGACAGTTGGGAACTGCTTGAATCGCTCGTGGAAGTCGATGAAGGCAATGTGGGCGCTATCGTAAAGGTGGCAAGACAGCTTCTTGACAAGCGACAGCTTGACAAACTCAAAAATCATTGCAAGGATCCTGATACAAGCTGTGTGTCAAAGAACAAAATGTTCATAGAGCTTGCCGATATACTCGGTGGCAAAGGCTCTGAAAGTGAAAAGCAAAAAAACGTCTGAGGGCTGTCTGCGGACTTGCCCATATGATATACCGTGATGAGATATCTCTTGTCTGTGATTTTGCAGAGGTCTATCACGTTTTTGATTACAGGTCGCTGTCAGCTCAAATGGCAGCGACACTTTTTGTGGGTCTGCGTCCGGACAGCCGTTGCAAAATGTCCCTCTCCGGAGATAAATACACCATTGACACTTTGCTTGCTGCAATGATATACGATAAGCTTGCGTGGCTTCAATGGGCGAAAACCAAAGACGGGGCAAGAGGGATAAATATGCCCGAAACCGTTGTATCAAAGCTTATAGGCTCTGATAAAGAGAATAATGCGAGAGGCTTTGGAAGTATCGAAGAATTTGAAATGGAAAGACAAAGAATTATCGGAGGTGAAAAGTAATGGCGGAGGGAACTAAGCTTGCAGACGCATATGTGCAGATAATACCTATCTCTGAGGGAATAACAAGCAAGATAAAGGAACTCTTTAAGGATCTGCCCGACGAGGGTGACAGCGCAGGCGAGAAAACAGGTGAAAGCTTTGCAACGAAACTCAAAAAGGCTATAGCGGCGGCAGGTGTGGGAGCGGCTATAAGCAAGGTCGTCACCTCTGCATTCACTGAGGGTGCGGCACTTGAGCAATCCCTTGGCGGTGTTGAAACGCTCTTTAAAAAGCACGCTGATATCGTCAAGAAGAACGCACAAGATGCCTACAAGACCGCAGGAGTAAGTGCAAACGAGTATATGGAGAACGTCACGAGCTTTTCTGCGTCGTTGCTTTCATCTCTTGGCGGTGACACTCAAAAGGCTGCAAATGTCGCCCACACTGCTATGGTGGATATGTCCGACAACGCCAACAAATTCGGCTCGGATATGCAGTCTATACAAAACGCTTATCAAGGTTTCGCAAAGCAGAACTACACAATGCTTGACAACCTCAAGCTTGGCTACGGTGGAACAAAGTCTGAAATGGAACGGCTCTTGCAGGACGCTCAGAAGCTCAGCGGAGTTGAATACAACATTGATAATCTGAGTGACGTATACAACGCTATCCACACAATTCAGCAAAACCTTGATATCACAGGCACAACAGCCAAAGAGGCAAGCACCACCTTTTCAGGTTCATTCGCAAGCATGAAAGCTGCCGCCAAGAACTTTCTTGGTGTGCTTACATCAGGTGGTGATGCTGATAAGGCTTTCAATGACCTGATAGGTTCGACAGAAACATTTTTCGGTAACGTAAAGCGACTTGCAAAGAGCTTTGTATCTCAAACGGCAAAGGTATTTGATTCAGCAGTTGGTCAGCTTTTTGAGAAAATGGGCGTTGACGCAGAAAATATAGAGGGTGTTATAGAGGGTGTTCACAACGCCCTTAAATCCATAACAGCGGCAATTGTGACATTCATTGCGGTGTCAAAGGTGTCTGCGGTCACAAAGTCCTTTGAGGGGCTTACTCTGCAAATGATACAAGGCAAGGCTATGGCAACGGCCATGAATGCCGAAATGGCTATAACTCAAAATCTTGCGGCAGGTATCGCTGCAGGAGTTGCACTTATAGGCAGTGCGATCATAAATCATTTTGCCAATGAGATAGATGTCACAGAAAGCAGTATAGTGAATTTGTCCGAGAGCGTCAAACAGTTTTCGGACAAATGTCTTTCCACCAAAAGTGCCGTTGAAAGTCTTCACGAAGAACTTGCCGACAGCACAGACAGTAATAAAAAGCAGGCTGACTCTTATCGTGCACTCAATGACAGACTCAAAGAGCTGAATGAAACTGAAAATAAAAGTGCTGATGAAAAAGCCGAAATGCAATCCATTATAGATCAGCTCAACGGCGATATAGACGGACTTAATCTGACCCTTGACGAGCAGACAGGCAGCCTTAAAAACAACGTAGCAGCAGTGAGCAATATGCTTGACGCTTATGCGGATATGCAGGATACAAAGGACTTGCAGGATAAGCTTGCGGAGGCTCTGAGAAACCAAGCGGCGGCTCAGAGCGAGTATGACGAGGCTTTGGAAAGGTACAAACAGGCTAAGGCTGACGGCTTGACAGGTGATGATTTTGACGCACTTGCACTGTCCCTCAACACCGCTCACGGTGCACTTACAACAGCAAACAATGACCTTTCCTCTGTAAGACAGTCCATAGAGGAAGCAAACATCGCTCAGAAAGAATTTGCCGACGCTTATGCTCTTACAACAGGCTCGATAGCAGAACTCTCGGAAGAAACGCTGTCGCAGATAAATGACATCTGCGGCAAGTATGCAGACGCATACAAAACCCAGCACGATCTTGTGTTCGGACAGATAGATCTTCTTGACGAGTTCTGTGGAAAGTCAGATGTGACCGCCGAACAGCTTATCGCAAATCTTGACGATAACATAAACGGCTTTACCGACTGGGAAAACAACCTTGCTAAGCTGAAGAAAAAGGTCGCAGACGGCATTATCTCACAGGACTTTTACAATAATCTTGAAGAAATGGGTCCAAAGGGCGCAGGCTACGCAAAGGCGTTTGTTGATATGTCAGATAAGGAACTCAATAAATACTCTGTAAAGAGCAAGGGCATTTTTGACGAAATGAATGACTACGTTGACAGAAGTATGAGCAAGATGAAAGATTCTTCTGCAAAGCTCCTTGCAGACCTTGTTGACCTGCCGTCACAAAACTACTACAGTATGCGGACGGCGTATGAAGTACTAGGACAGTACGCCGCAGACGGCTACGCAGACGGCATACAGAGCAGAATGTCATTTGTAAGTGCCACAGTAAATGAAATGGTCATAAGGGGCATAAACGCCGCAAGACTTGCACAGGATTCACACTCGCCTTCAAGAGTTTTCCGCACACTTGGCGGATATGTGGGCGAGGGCTATGCACTGGGTGTGGCTGATGAAACGTATCTTGCAGTGCAGGCTTCTGAAAACATGGTCAGATCTGCAATACAAAGTGCCAGCAGTGTTGACAGCAGGATAGATGTATCTTCACTGAGAGAGCAGACAGCTACACAAACTGTGCCTGATACGTCAAACATGGGTATGCGGTCGGCTATACTCAACGCCCTTGCAGAGTATGCCTCTGTTGACGGCAAAAGCACTAAACAGCCTATCAATGTAACTGTGGAGATAGACAAGCGAGCTGTTGGCAAGGCTGTGGTAGAAGATATAAACTCGCTGACAAAGCTTAATGGCAAGTCACCGCTTGTATAGGAGGTAATGCAATGGAATATCTTAAATTTGGTGATACTGAAATAGCTGTGCCGACAACGTTCACAATAGATAAGAAAAAAATAATGTCCGATAATGCAGGGCTTTCCTCGACCTGCAAATATGTGGGTGACGTAAAGGGGCTACAGACCACGCTTCACATAGAGTGGGCAAACCTTAAACCACAGGAAGTAGCAATTATAAACGAGTATGTTCTGAATGTGCAGGACGCTGATTTTCCTGTTACCTACCTTGATGAAACGTTCAACATGGTCACGGTACGTTTTAGGGCAGAGGGTACAACATACGAGCAGTGGGGTTGGGATAAGAAAAGACAGCTTTGCAAGGTGCTTTCCCTTGACCTTTATGCCTATTCCGGTACAGGTGAGGTGACATAAATGTACACAGTAAGCGACATCGTATCAACCAAGATTGAAAGTTACTGCCGCACCTGGCGAATGGAGCTTGAAGGCAGCGACAGCGTTATTTCGGGGGATAAGATCATATCTGCAAGCAGCACCTCTCAAAGCACCTCGCTCTCCGATGATATCGAGCTTGGCGCAGTGTGTTCACAGTCTTGGACGTTACAGATAAACGATGCTGAAACACGTTTTCTCGGCAGCGAGCATGACCTGTCCCTGTACCTTGCAGACCTCACAGGCGTGACCACCTACTCCACCCTAGAAGCCTACACCTACGCAGAGCTTTCAAAGCTGACAGTGGAGCAGATAAGCAAGCTTGGAGAGGTGCTTGACGGAGAGAGGATACCCCTTGGGCGGTTTACTTGTGTCAAGTCGAAAAAGTCGGGCGGAAATACTGAGGTCACTTTTGCGGATAGGTTGTATTTTTCCGATAAGGTCTACAAGCCCACTGTTACCCTGCCTGCATGGAGCAAAGATATCGAGGACGATATATGCAAGCAGTTGGGACTTCAAAACGGCAATGACTACACAAAGCCTGCAAAGCTCCGTGTAAAGGGCGGAGCAAGGCTTTACGGCAAGGGGCATATACGCCTAAAGACCGCAAACTTCGACTTCAAAATAAGCTCTATACCCAAAGACACCACAATGCGGCAGATGCTCAGCTACATCGCCTCGGCACAAGGCGAGTTCGGTTTTGTTGACCGATACGGCAGATACGTCCGCAAATGGTACGGCTCGAGCGTGAAGATACTGGACAACAACACTATCGACCTGCCAACGCTGGGGGAACGTCAGAACGTGCTTGCAGGCATAATATGCAGGGTCAGCGACAGCGAAACGCTTAGGCTCGGCAATACCACAGGCTCGGCAGGGCGAGTTTTGGAGTTTGAAAATCCATATATGACAATGTCGCTGCTGCGGTCATTGTGGCATAGGATAGGCGGTTTTTCGTGGTATACAACGGAGCTTTTTCACCGCCTTGGCGACCCACGATTTGACGTCGGGGACGTTGTGACATACGTCAGCGACAGCGGCGAAAGCTACGATATACCAATAACTAACATAGGATTCAATTTTGACGGCGGACTTTCAGCCGATATTTCTGCGGTGGGTCTGTCGGTGGAAGAACAGCTTTAGGAGGCGAGATAATGGACGAAAATGAGATAACAACTGTGGCTGATACGCAGGCGGAGAATACTGCCGATACAGCGGACACAGGTCAGACAACGCCCACCACCGAGGAGCTTATCCAGCAGCTCACGGCGAGGGTGGCAGCTCTTGAAGAAATAGTGGGCGAGGAGGAGTATGAGCTGCGGTACTCGGGCGAACAGACGGACGAGCTTTTAGACGGCGGTACAACGGTGTTTCGTGCAAAGACAGCGGCGCAGATAGTAAGCCTTGTGAACAGGCTCTACCCACTGTATATGCGGTGGGGGTCTTTCACGGTGAATATGAAAGTCAACGCTGACAACGGTTCCCAGTGGTCATACAATACACGCACAGGAATGATACCCTCGGGGGTCACTAAGCCTGCGGTGTTTATGGTGTGCGACTGGGGCAAAAAGCACTTCAAGTCGCAGAGTTTTCAATACAAAGTCGCAAACAACGGCAGGGACATCGACTGGGAGGCATACCTTGAGCACACCTCTGACCAGGGCGGCACATACGCTTTCAAGGTATACTATCTCATAGTCGGCAAAAATGCGGAAGGGGGAAGTATAGTTGGCTAGTTTCACGGAAAATCTCGGACTTAAAAAGCCTGACAGAACGGACAAGTTCAGCATCGAGGACTTCAACGGCAATATGGATATTATCGACACTATACCCGATATGGCGAGCGGACAGAGCCTTGTGGGTGTGTCGGTGGGAGAAGCATACGGAAATATAGGTATAACAGGCATAGCGGAGGCGGTCGAAGATGAAAATATATGAGGGCACAGACGGACTGAGAGGGCTGATAACAAAGCTTATCGAGGTGTGGGACTTTAAAAAGATAGTCTATGAGGGCGATGGTGCAACACTCAGCACGAATGATGTTGTATTCAATCTGTGGGTCACTGATGAGGTGTTTCTGCGTGGTCAATTCAGCGACACGGGAACAAACGGCTGGATTGACCTGCGAACGGAAGATTTGACTTGTCCATGTGTTGGAACTTATAGCAACATCTCTCCAAAAAGGCGTTGGGTCATATACAAACAGGACGGCTTGGCAGCCATAGGCATTGACGGCAATCAGAATGACCGCCCAGGCATTAACATCGTTATCGGCGAGGTAACAGACTATGAAACGCAGGAAAAGGGGTACGGCTTGGCAACAAGCTGTGCAGACAACAACATACGGTTATGTTCTGTATTTACTGACGGAATGACGATAAAGTCTGTGCCTGTCAGACCTGTGTGTCGGCGCAAGTGGCTGACCTCTTTCACACCTGTGACATCGTCGACTTTGAACAAAGGCTTTACAAACCTTTATCACATTCTTTCACACACATCGGGGCAGAATGACAGCGACTACTATCCTGATTATGCAGTGCCCACGCAGACAGTGCTGCTTAACGGCAAGAAATATCTGTTAAGCAGATTTGCTTTTGAGATAAAGGAGTGAGCAAGATATGAAACAGAAATTTGCAAAGCTTATAGACGTCAAGTCTATCGTGACGATATTGTTGACAGCGGTGTTTTGCGTGCTGGCACTGCGCCGCACGATTTCAGCAGAGCAGTTCATCACGGTGTTTACTGTGGTGATATCGTTCTATTTCGGCACGCAGTCAGCCAAAAGAAAGTCAGGTGATGACGAGTGACGGAAGCAATTATCGTCGCACTGATAACAGCTGCTTCGGCGGTAGTGTGTCAGCTCGTTATAGCATCTAACAGTCGTAAGACTATGCAACAGGCGCAGTATGATAGCCAAAAGCTTATTGAGTACAAGATAGACAAGCTGTCTGAGCGTGTGGACAAGCACAACAGTGTTATTGCTCGCACCTATAAGCTGGAACAGGATTATGCGGTGGTCGCTGAACAGATAAAGGTCGCAAACCACCGCATCGAAGATTTAGAAAGGAAGTAATTTTATGGCAAAGACATTTAAGGGCATTGACGTTTCACAGTATCAGCAGGGCGTTGACTTCAAGAAAGTCAAGGCTTCAGGGGTCGATTTCGTTATCATTCGTGCTGGCTTCGGCAAGTACGCAAATCAGAAAGACCCATATTTCGAGAGCCACTACAAGGCAGCTAAGGCGGCAGGGCTAAAGGTCGGTGCTTACTGGTACAGCTATGCGGCAACTGTTGTGGAAGCAAAGGCAGAGGCTCAGACTTGTATCAACGCTATCAAGGGCAAGACGTTTGAGTATCCGATATACTTCGACCTCGAGGAGCGTTCACAGTTCGCAAAGGGCAGAGCATTTTGCAACAGCCTTGTCAAGACTTTCTGCAATGCACTTGAACACGCAGGCTATTGGGCAGGACTGTATATCAGCCGTTCGCCTTTACAGCAGTACATATCTGCCTACGTCGCTAAGAGATACGCTCTGTGGGTCGCTGAGTACGGCTCACGCTGCAACTACGGCGGAACATATGGTATGTGGCAGTACAGTTCTACAGGCAGAGTCAGCGGTATCAGCGGCAATGTTGACATGGATATCTGCTATGTGGACTATCCTGCGAAGATAAAGGCGGCAGGGCTGAACGGCTTCAAGAAGACCACCAGCTCGACCACAAAGCCGTCTGCAAGCACAGCAAAAAAGACAGTGACTTATACGGTGAAACGTGGTGATACGCTCTCAGGCATCGCACGGCGCTACAAGACTACTGTTGCGAAGCTTGTCAAGAACAATGGTATCAAGAACGCTAATCTCATTTATGTGGGGCAGAAAATCAAGATCAAGTAGGTAGCAAGACAGCCGTCTCGGACTTTTATGGGTCTGAGGCGGCTGTTCTTATCGTTATACTATTGACCATCGAACATTGCATTAATATTCATTGGTGGCATTACTATTGGTTCTATTCCTGGTTGTGAAGTTATCAATGTGAGTTCACTCCTCAAATAAGGGAATAAAATAGACACGGTATTTTTATTCATTATTGATTCTCTTAACAAATCATTACTGCATTCCAAGCTGAAATTTCCACAAAGTTCAATAATTATATGAAAATCAGAATCGTTCATTGACGTAACTGTTAGTTTTAATTTAGTGCAAAAAACTGATTCATCAGATGTTTCAACTTCTTTTTTTAAGTTGAAATTCAACTCATCAATAGGGCACTCATTTGGATTTACATATTCAACTTGTGTAAATTTAATACTTAATGATTTTAAGATACTGTGCTGTTTCTGCGAAAGTTCCATATAATCCTCCTATAATCTATGAAGCCAATAATTCAGTTGAATCGTCTACTAAATAGTATTCGTCAAATAATTCCATAGCGGTTAGAAACAAAACATCATTCTTGATGCAACCGCTCTTATCAATTACACAACCACCTCGACCTTTGCATACTTCAGAGTAACCAATACCATTAAGTTCGGCAATAGATTTTATCATTTCTTTACTTATCATATATAACCCTCCATACTAAAATCTGCAGCAAGACGTAAGTTTTCAATTATACTCTTATCATACACACATATTTGAGTTTCTATGCCAGACATTAAAAGAAAATTAGTTTTGTGACTAGACGAAAATTGCATATCCATACAAAACGAACACATAATACCTGCAATTTGAAATTGATTTGCGAAAGAATCAAATGTAAAACATCTCTTTCTTTTGGTAACTTGAATACTAAAGTCTTTTGAATTTCTATTCAATCCTTTTGTAAAATCTAGACATATTCCATCGCTTTTTATCATAGATCGGAAGAGCGT